AACACCCTAGTTTTTTGACAGGAATCGTAGTTCTGACACCTCGGTGCATTTGAGCACCACCAAACCCCGAACTAATTACCTGACCAGATCTACCTTTATATACAGTCGAAGCCATATTGTCATACTCAAGGTCCTCGTAAAGAACGTCAGCAACCTGAGATCCAATATCGTTTGTTTCTATGAGAACATAAGCATTATTATACTTGTCTGCTATGGTTTTTATGACCGTAGGATACACCATAGGAGAAATTAAGTTATTTCGATACTTTAAAACTACCTTATACGGGGGTTCGGTGATGTCTATGACCAGCAACGCACTGTAGTCCTTTCCCTGACCTCTGGCGGTATCTACAGTTATAATGTAGGTGTGTCCTTCTTTTGGTTCTTCGTATATATCAATACCATCTGGAGACTTACTGACGGGTTCTTCGAAGTTCATGACATGTAATTTAGAAGAACTAATCAGAGTATTCGTAGAACCAATAAAGTCACACTCAAACTCAGTCTGGAACTGCTGTTCGCTGGTGTTCTGAATCTGCTTGTCCTTCCATGTCTGATCTCTCATGGGTCCACCGGGATATAGAGGTATCTGCGACCAATGAACCTCGAATGGTATGTACTCGTTCTTACCCTTCTCACCCTTTTTCTTGTTGGCGTTTTTCCAATAGTAATAGAACAGGTTTAGACCATTGGGAGTCGAGACCATAAGAACCTTGGTTGTCTGACCAGATGTAACTGTGGGATACACCGAACTGAAGAACTCTTCTGCGATGTTGTTTGGAACGTGAGCAAATTCGTCCAAGAAGATCATGTTGAAAGATCCGCCACGAATTGCAGATGCTGAAGTAGATGATGCGGTAATCTTAGAACCGTTTTCTAGTTCGATTGATCCCTTGTTCCACTCTATAATACCCTGTTGCAACCACAGAGGAAGATATTCATATGCCATTTTGAGTCGATATAGAATCTCTCTTGCTGTACTTTGTTTGTTAGCAAGAATAGCAACGTTCATGTTCTGATTAAACAGAACGTAGTGTAAGATGTATGACACGATACTAGTGGACTTACCACTCTGTCGGGGAAGTTTGGCGATTGCAAACCTGTTGTCGTGGATTATGTTTAGTAGTTCTTCCTGATAATCATAAAGATTAAAAGGTATCAGACCTTTATCAAGAGAAACGACCTTAACATAATTTTTAATGAAGTATACCGGATCTTTCGCACACTTCATATATTCTTTAACTTGATCTTCGGTAAACTCAATCTCAACGCCAGATGCCTTTAGGTTTGGATTACCCAAATAGCCATCCATTTTTCGATTACTCATATTATACTTTCTTTATATCTTTACCCGAACTTCTATCTGGGTTTATCAGATCTTGTAATTCACTAGTAGAACCAACATAGATTGTATTGTTGGTAGTATTTTTTTGTGTCAAATTATATTTATCTTCTTTTATCTTTTTTACTTTATCATGCACATCAAGAACATCTTTATTCATTTCTGATACAGTTTTGAGCATTTGAGAAACTACTTCGTATGCTCTGGGAGAGTCTCCTGCTTTTGCAACATCGAGAATATTTTGAATCGCATCTTTTCCCGTATCAATCAAGTCATAAAGATTTTGTCTAACCTGAACATAATCACTGTCAACCTTTTCTTCTCCGGACTGCTTTAACACAATTTCTTTATCTGCCTTGACTGGTAGGTGGGCATCAAAGTTCGTATTTAAACTATCGCTTATATTCTTAAATTGATTTTCGAAATTAGATTCCATATTCAATATCTCCAATACTAAAGTCTAATGTGCTACCAGTAACTCCGGTAGTCTGTGTAGTTTGTGAAAACTCATCATTCAAACCTGATATCTCAATCATACTAGAAGATGAATTTACAATCACAGTTTCATTCTTAATTTCTGTGTATAATCTAGTCTTACATGTAAATGCAAATGTAGATGCAACAATTCTTCTATCTAGAAAGTTTCCATCAAAAGTTTCTTGTACTGCAACATTACCTAGTGTTATCGGAACATCTAGTTTAGAATCAACTGCATTGAAATTTAGGGTAACTATGAATTCTGGAGAAAAGTAAGGAACTATCTGCTCAACAATCTGTAAGTTGTCATCCATATTCCTAGAAAAAGCAAAAAGTGTAAATCCGACATTGTATGGTACTTCCTGATACATTGTCTGTGTACCTTCACCTGCAACAGAATATCTTCTTTTGTTTAATTTGTTTAAATGTCTAGTTGGATCATAATCTATACCCGTCATCTCAAAACCGAGTCTCGGTAAAGAAACTTCAATCTTAGTCTCATCACTAATACCACTTTGCTGTTCTAATCTTTGTATAAATTTTTCTTTCGATGAATATATTAGAGGAATTTTTAATTTTGAATTTATAGTTCCATCTGCATTTTTTCTTTCGACATAAATTTCGTTAAATAAAGATCCAAATGCAACAGTTAGTTTTCTTAAAGACTCGTTGTAGAAATGTCCAAACATCAGTAGTTACCCTCCGAGAATGGATCCTTGTCTGTAAAGTCAAACAAGTTTTCATCTGTCTTTTCTTTCTCTAGATTTAGACTATCTAAAAGATCTTCCGTAGTTCCGGGTCTAGTTGGAATCTTAAGATTTAGTGAACCAAACGACTCAATTACTCCAACAGCATCACTACTTTGACCGTAAATATATTCACCAATTTCAACATTAAATGATCCAGACATACTTCCTATTATAAGAAGTCCATCTTCCTTCGAATTCCATTCGAACACCTTACCTATACCAGTTGCATTGTCTATCGAAGGTGCTGTAGGTCCGGTAGGACCATTTCCAGTAATATGGAAAGCTTGCTCACCAAGTATAAAGTCTGTGGCACTACCAGTCAATCCTAAGTATAATTCAAAAGCTTGAGTATGCTGTTCAGTTTCTACATCATCAATGAAGCTTTGGTCTGTTTCAAACTCTTCGTGTGAGTAAGTAAACGCCTCACAACTAAGAACGAACGTATATCTTTTACCCAAAGGATAAAATGGATTTTCGTGTTCAACAAAATTTATTTCGAATATTGTGTCGCTGAGAGGAAAGTAGATTAAATCTCCTTCTCTCGGTCTGGGTAGATCAGAATCTGTTCTAGAAATTAAATCTTCAAATACTTTGCGTGAAACTACAAGTTCGACTCGATCTTTTAGTTCTATTCCGAACTTGCTAATTATATCGCCCTGACCTTCGAATCCATTTACAGATTTAACATACATTTCTATTTTATATGATCCTTTAAATTTTGTTATAGGATCTTCACCATACAAGTAATCTTTATTAAATTGCTTTCTTGGTATATAATAAACATCACGACCCATAGCACTTATGGTTTCTCGTGTTAAATCTTCTACGAGTCTTTGTTCACTCGTGTTGTCGTAAAAATACGGATTCTTAGCCATTTAATTATCCTGTCATGAAATCAACTGGTAGTTCGTACTGTGAGTAGAACTTCTGTTCTATTTCATCAATTTCTCGTTCTGCTTCTGACTGTATTTGTCCACCACGAAGAACAACTCCACCCGGCATTTGTACGCCGTCATACTTAGCAAGATTGGATCCCCATTGTCTTTTTATAAGTGCAGTGGTATATTCTTTGAGAAGACGATCATTAAATATTTCTGTGTATGTGTTTTCGTTAAGTGCAGCATATGCTTCTATTACGATATACTCATCAGTAGCAATTTCACTCCACTTCATATCAATGTGAAGTTTATTTGTAACCTTACTAAAACGAATTGCTTTTTCTGGTTGGAAAAAGTCTTCGATCATATTGATGTATCTCTTAGTGGAATCATAGGAAGCAAGTCCCTGAGAGACTGCTGCGTTAAGACCTCTGTTGACACCGAAATAATCAGAAAGTGCTAGTTGATATCTAACGTCAAACATATTAATGTTTGAGAATTGACCAAACTGAAACACCTTTAGAACTGTCAGAATATCAGAACCTCTAGGTCCATCTCCAGTAGGTCCATTTACAGGTCCAATATCATTGGTAAGAATATATTTTTGTTCTTTGTCTGCTTCAGTGATCTTATGTGAGAAAAATACTCTTTCCACTCCGTCGAAGTGTCTTTCTCGGAAGAACTCTAAGGCATCGTCTAGTCTATCTTCTGCTTGTGTATAATCTACGTTAATTTCGATAACAGGAGCGCCAAGACGCTTAAATGCATATTCAATAAGTGTTTCTCTGGAATTGGGATGGGCCATAGATACCTCCTTGGATATTTATGGCCTTCCCGATTCTAAGCTCAGGATTCTTCTTCATTTTCCGTTTCTGGAACCTCTGGTGTGGTAACAGTAATGCAATTAATTTCAGAATCGTTCATATTTTCGATATAATATCTTCTGGTTATCGGTGCTATTCCCTCGTCGGGATCTGCAACCTCATAGTTACTAAAACCGGGCATTTTTAGAGGACATTCTAGCTTTGGATAATCTAACTTGGAATATTCTTCCTCAGTCCCATTTAACCAAGTCCCCTTTCTGTCCCCACAACCACACCCACCACAATAATATTTTCCTTCAGTGGTACTATTTTTTAGGTGTTCACATGCTGGTAGTTCACCACCAGTATGTTCATTACCAAAACAACTAAGAACTCGAAGCCTTTTTACCGTGGGGTCGGTTCTTTTATTAGTCAGTCCACGAGAAATCATAGCTTCGGCATAGCTTTTAGCCATACCTAAACCTTTTCTAATATCCATTGAAAACCTCCGTAAATATCATACAGTATAATCTGCATCTGCAACATAGTGAAAGAAAATCTCGTCAAATATCACATATCCGGATAGAGGAAGAACTCTAACTCCCCTTACATTTGGTGTAACTTGCAAAGTATCCGATCCTGTTGTGTGTATTCTAGTTCCACCATATCCAGTAGTCCCAGAAGAAAGTCTCATATCTAGTCCAGAGGATCTATTGAATGGATCAGTTTCAGTTCCGGACTGCGGGGAATAAACAGTTACGGTTGGGGTATCTCTCATTTCCACATCAAAATCGACATATGTTGTTTCGCCTGTATTTGGTGCAACATGAAAACGAGCTGAAGTGAAATCTGGCTCAGATGTAGTTGACATTGTAGACGAACCAGTTTCAACTCCTAATCCGTATGTACGTTGATAATATCTTGAGCACTTGGATAGTTCGATTTTTGGGTCTGTTTCCTCGAAATATGGGGCACTCGAAAGGGTTGTTCCCTGAGAAGAGAAAACTCTGATGTTAGAAAAGTCCCAATTTGCGCTGGTAATAGTTGTTCCTATATTAGTCTTAAACCCAATAGCAGTATATCCGTCTCCGGTTGCACCCGCGTGTGTACCAACAGATGCATTGTGGTTTACGTTGAAGTAAGTCCAGTTAGATGTGCTTGGTGTAATTGTCGTAGAAAATTCTTCTGTTGTGTATGTTGTACCATCGGGAATACTAGTTTTGATATATGGAGTTAGTGTAACGCCAGTACCGCTGTTTAGTCTCACATAACCGTCGATGGTTACAGTCTCACCCACAAATTTCGTTTGACCTTCAATTTTATTTTCCAGACCATGAAAATCCGATGCAAACAAAGTACCAAACGCCAAGTCTAAGTTTAAGTAGTATGTTGGATTGCCCGGAACTTCAGTTTGTCCCTTGCTGAAAGAAACTTGGGTTACATTCTTCTTTCCACCCCCACCATATGCTGCCGGTCTGTTGGTACTAAAGCACCATCTATCTGCTAAGTAATTTGAACTCTTTGATGTAAATGCAGTACCTCTTTGCCAAACATCAAAATTACCATTTATGAGTTGATTCTTTATTGTGAATTCGTGTGGTCCAGTACCAACTGCACCAGTTTCGCCTCTCTCGCCCGTATCACCGGTAAGTGCTATGACAACCGCACCTGTTTGTCCGTTAACAGAAGTAACTGGAGCGCCAGTAATAGAACCTGTAACTACAAGATCACCTGAAATTGTAACACCAGAAATTGTATCGGAAACAGAAATAGTCGCAGTACCCCCAGTTGGAGCAACTACGCTAATACCAGTAGATCCTGCTAAATTGTATATGTTTAGAAGGTTTAACTTTTCAATGATTTCGGTATTTTCTTTTACAACCCAATCATAGAAAGTTGTATTTGCGTTTAAATCTGGTATGTTGTAACTAGTGTCTTCTACACCCATTTAATTTCCCTCAAAATCGTTGTATTACTTGAGCAAAAAATCGTTTATTTACTGTACTACTAGAATCAATAGAAAATCTAGTACTAGCTATATGTAGTGTCTTTCCTGAATTTTGTTTTACATCAGGACGAGTAACCGAAGTTACTGTATATTCTTCGCTTGTTTTTCCTAATTTGATCTTATCTCCAATTTCAACATCATTTACATTTAAAGTATGAATTTCCAGACCAATTGTAAATGCAGTTGGTTGTGTGGATGCAACCACTTTATCAGTGGAAGATCTTGTAGTGCCTGATGCCTTTATTAAGTTGACAGAATCCCCAACAACAAAATTTCCGGAACTTGCAGAAGCACCAGAGAGTGGTGCAATTACAGTTTTCAATTGATTGGATATACCACTACTGGAAAAATCACCGGCAAATAATGGAGTAGAATCATTTTTTACCACATTTTCGTAAATACCAAAGTTAAAAAACTCTTTTTGATCTACAGTTGATGCAATTGTTGTTGAGTCGGTTTCTATATTAACAAGAGCGTATTTTGCACCCAATATTTCTCTAATATTCATACCTTCGGGTACACTAAATCCTAAAGTAATAGAATTGAAAATATCTAATATTTGATCTGCACTTTCTTTTGTCAAAATTGCAGTTAGACTATCTCGTAAGTTAAAATCTCTATATGTTGTCACTCCGGGATTTACAAACTTAACACCCACAATTTTGTATTCTTTTTCGCTTTGTGTTGTGTAAGGACTTGACACAACAATAGTTTCTAGTTGAATAGAAGCTCCAGTTCCAGAATCACTTATAATTGGAATAATTGGATCCTTTGCTTTTATAACTAAATTACTTTCGGATATAGTAGATAAATCAATTTCTAGTGATGTAATTTTACCTGCATGTGAGGTTAGAGTTTTATCGGGAACACTAATCCATTTAGATGAATTTACATTACCCTTATCTGTTGCGGATATTGTATATAAAAACAAATAAGTATAACCATCTCCGTAAGTCACGACACCACTCGTGTGTGTTGGTGGTGTACTAACAGGTATGGTTTTATTATCCTCTGTTGTATTTAAATCTGAGTTACCTAAAATAAGATATACATTATTGTTGTATGAGACGTAATAATTAGTATCTGGTTTTTTATCGGTATTCCATTTGCCATATATTTGACCACGAACCCATTTCACATCTCCAACCACCACGTTTACTGTAGCGGGATTTACTCTACCAATAAAAGACGAATCCTTAAATGATTCTCTTCTTCTGTTTTCATTATTTAAATCTGCTGATGTTTCTGTAGAATCTCCACCCAAAAAGTATGAGAGTATTCTTTGGTTGTTTTTTACAGATGTAACAAAATCAGTTGCGTTTGCTACAGAGAGATTTGTTGCGTCTAATGCAGATATTGTCATTTGATTAGCACCCTGTTATACCGTGGTTTGGACTAGAGTCATATGGCATGTATAAAAACTCGTATATATTTATACTTCCGAACGACGCTCCAGCAGGAGTGAGAACTCCATTTGGATGGGTATATGTCGGCATATCAGCGGTGTTTGCTGCAATCGCTCTCGCATGTGAACTACCAGAACATCCGGATGTATATCCTATAGTGCCAGTATCCCCTTGGTTATAAACCAAGTAATTTCCTATAAGTGGATTTTCAAACGAAATGCCTCTCGACAACGCAGTAGAAAATCCAAACTCTGCTAGTCTTTCTTCTATTTCAGAATCTTCGTTTGATTCTGCTCTTTCACTTCCTGCACTCAAAGCAAAAAATATTTCAGTTTTTA